CACGACATCTATTTGCCAACCAACGTTTTGGCAGCAATATTAGTCCGTTGCAAAGACCTGTCCGTCGGGCGTATCAGTGCCATCGAACGCATCCTGCGTGAGAATAAGATCGAAGAGGCCATCAATATAGCCACCTCCATCGAAGAGCTATTTGATGATTTAATGAAACTACCTGAAACAGACATCCAAACGTCCTCTGGGCATGTGCCGAAGTCACCGCACTACCAGACGCTCTTTCCTCTCGTCAGCGAGGACGGAGTTCCAGCCGGACGGGAAGTCTTTCCAGCGTTAGCCAACAGTGGGACACTACCGGTGCGGTCATTCAACAACGACAACGCTACCAAATTGTGCCGTATTGAGGAACAGAGAAACAACAAACCTTGGCCCAAGATCTTCCATGATTATGCTAGGGAATTTGCTGCTTATCTTGTTCCCGACAATATGCTGCACAAAGGTGTTCCCTGGAGCTACCAGGAAGTTTCTGATGTCCAGTCGCGCCCAACCCAACGGGCCACCTGGAAAGTTGCCTCCGTAACATCTTTCATGCATCGTAACATCATCAAAGCGTTCCAAAAGATCGAAACATACGCCAAATACTCTGCCCCCCGTAATATTTCACCATCTAATGCCGACCACCGCACGCGTTATGGCTCGTTCATCTATGCCATAACGGAGGGCCTCCTTAAGAACAAATCATGGTATGCGTTTGGGAAGAAACCCATCGAAATCGCCGACCGTATCCACGAGATAGCCAGATCAGCAGGCTATCTTCTTAACACTGATTACACTGCTTGGGATGGAACCCACAGTGAAGGTTTGTGCACGCTCGACCGGATGATCGGGCTGCGCTACTTCGCTGTGGACTATCATGAGGAGTGGAAGAAGTTGCAAGGAGAGATCTACCAGACTATCGGTATTACCGCGCACGGTCTCAAGTACGATACGGAATTTAGCCGTCCATCAGGCTTCGGCGATACTTCGACATTCAACTCCGTGGAAAACATTTTCGTCGCTTATGCAAGTTTGCGAGAGGCGAAACGGACTCATGCTGAGGCCATTGCTTTCCTCGAAGGGAAAATGATCGTTGGTGGTGACGATGGAGTAGCCGCGGATATGCCCCTCGCAGTCATGAAACGGACAGCTCAGCGTTTGGGCCACAAACTCAAGGTTGAAGAAACATCGCCGCTGGACCCATTACCATTCTTAGGCAGGGTCTGGCTCACACCTTCCACCTCCAACCAATCGGTTATTGACGTCGCGAGGCAAATACGTAAATTACATCATACGCATGCCCCGCGCGATGTCCCTGAGAACATTGCAGTCCTCCGCAAGGCTGTTGGGCTCAGGGCAACGGACTCCGACACTCCGGTCATTGCTCAATGGATCGAGATGGTTCTCGGTCTATATGGGCATCTTGTGAATGAAATGCCCAAGTGGGAAGCTCTACTCCAACCGCATGATTCGTGGTGGAGTCGTGATTCAGAGCGCCTCACTGCTTTCCCGCAGTTCGATCACTATGACCCCATCTCATGGAGTTTCGTCGCTAAACAACTTGGCACCGATATCACGGAAGTCGTGAAAGTTGCGGATCGTCTCCTCGACGTGGGTCGAACTAAGGACCTCACTCGGTTCCCGACAGATGTTTGGACCGAGAACCTGCCCAACAAGGTTGAGATCCCAGTAGTTGTCGGGGGGATTAACGGGATTCTTGAGCCGATCCCCGACCCTGTGTCGAATACGACACCCAACCTTCAAGCTCCTCCCAACACGTGCAAAATACACGCCACCCTTTTCCGACAAATAATGGAAGCGCCAACAATCCTCGCGCCTCTG